ATACTGACGACCGCCACTCGTTGTATTTCTTGCGCTTACAACTTCAATTCTTAAATCTCTATATGTTTGCGGTATGCTTGTCAATGAAATCGTATTACCGCTTGCTGTTCCGCTCGTGATTAAAGTCATTGAACCAGCCGAAACATCGCCCCACTTCAAACCTGTTGCGGTTGTTGAGTCGGCGATTAAATATTGTCCGTTAGTTCCGACAGCCAATCTTGCTGGAGTGTCTGCGGCTGTAGCAGTTATTAAATCGCCCTTAGCGTCCACAATCGCGTTCTGGATTGCGTTCGAATCATCTTGAGCGACCCACGTGAAATCTAAATCTGTGTTTGAGTTCTTTGATAAGACTTGACCTGTCGTCCCGCCTTTTAAATCGACGAATGATGTATCGATTCCATTTCCAAGCGTTCTGATTGCGGATGCCCCATCTTTTACAAGGTCTGTGTCCGCCGGTGTGGTCCAGCCAAAGTTCGTAGTGCTCGGCATTTATTCCTCCTATGCGACAATCGTCGCGTTGAGCCAGTCAAGTGTAGGCGATATGGTGTTCCAAGTTTCGGAAGCTGGCACGTTATTCCAACGGAACGCCTGTAGCGAATATGAAATCGGCGAGACAATCATCGTCAGGGTCAAATCCTTCACACTGGCCTGAAATGTCCAACCTTCCACAAAGCCCTGGAACTCGCCTTCGTTCATATTGGCCGGCAAATCCAGCAGGTTTATAGGCATCCCCATAAAGACGTTCAGCAGACTAGCTCGGTCGATTTCGTCGATTTCGGGATTGCCTAAAGCAAAGCTGATGCTGTCAAAGACGGGCTGCGGGAAAGCTCGAATCTCTAAATAGTAGGCAGCCTGGCTTGTCGCGTCGGCCTGGTTCTTCAGGTAGGTCCTGATGGTTTGACCGAGCTGGCCGTACAACCCTATGGATTCGGTGTCGCTATCAGTCACGCTGGAATTGCCCGAAGTTGTATATTGAAGCGTAACGCTATTACGTACGTCGCCAGCCCTGGTTCGGCTTTTGACGTTACCGCCTAAAGCGTGAGAAGCCGTAAGGTCCACATACCCATTCGCAGCTAGATATTGGCTTCGGTGTGTTGAATCGGCATAATTTATCAAGCCCGAAGGCGACTCATACACATAGCCCAGGCCTGATAAGGCCAGCGAAGCGACTAAAGAGTAAGCGTCCTGTTCAACGTTATTCTGTGCATCCAAATCGTAATCGCCTGGGTCAATTTCGCCGTAACCACTATTCTCGGCATTTTGCCACTGGACGGTTGGGTCATACGCATTCCAGGTTTCGGATGCGGATACAAGGTTCCAAGTATCAAATAGCAGCGTTTCCAAGACTTCGGCAATCTGAGCGCCATCGGTGTTCTGTGCCAGATTGCCTGCAAAGACCTTCTTGGTCAGGCGATGTAACGCTCCGAGCGCGGTCAAGTTAATCGTTTGAGTCAATCCAACTGAACCGGCCGAGCTCACTGAAACTTCGACATCGGTAATCGAACCGCCAAAGATGATGACCCAATTTCCAGCATCGTCTTTTACTTCAACCGTCAGGCCATCGTTTATATCTATTGTGATGGCGGATTGGTCAGTATTGATTAGATTTAAGCGGCAGTAACCTGCAACAGGCTGCTGGTAAATATCTGACCGACCGGAACTGATTGTAAGATTTGCCAACGTCGCGCTGGTGTATTCGACACCGTTTATCTTGATGCGCCAATCCGGCGTCCAGATACTCATAAGCCGCCGGTAAGTCTTAGCGCTCCAGCGCCTACGGTTCCGCGAGCTTGCGAATCGTTCAAGATGCTAACGATTTGCCGTGCCGTGGATTCAGAATCGAGCGCACCGTTTACCGTGATGTTGTATTGATTGGTCGCTCGCTCCATTGCTCTGAACTCCGCCGTGCCGGCTGGTGTCGTTGAAATTGGTCCTTGATTTGTTAAGGCTTCGCCGATTCTTTCAAGCTTCGCAAATTCTTTTTCAATGGCAGCTAATTCTTTTAGACCGGTCGCCCTGCTGATTTGCTTTGTATCAATTAAGAATTGGATTTCAGTCAATCTTTCGCTGACGTTCGTCAACTTGTCCACTAGGTCTTCAGCGCTCTTAACGCCTTTCCCAAGAATGGAACCGCCGCCTGTGCCGCTAGGTCCACCGGTCATTCCGCCGCCCGTAACGCCGCCGCCGGTAATGCCGCCGCCGGTAATGCCACCTGTTCCATCGCCGCGTGTAAAGCTTTCGCCTAACGGTCTGCCGCCTAAACCTACGCCACCAGCGCCTTCGCCAATCTTGCCAATCAGCGCGATGTCCTGACCGCCAAAGATGTTGTTTGCCAAGTTATAAGCTCGAATCGCAATGTTTACAACATCGATGATTGTATTCGCGACGCCTTTGATTGCGTTAAGCACAGTTTCAGCTACAGGCACAACTACCCTGATGGCAGCCGACGCCGCCCTGCTAAAGTTCTCGAACTGTTGCAGAAATACATCGCGCAACACCGGCACAATGTAATCGTTGACCCACTTGAAGATTTCTTTCAACGTGTCAACAATCGAAGCGAACCGTGGCGCATTGTCTTTGATTGCGTCAGCGACCCGTTGGTATGCGTCGCGAAGCGTATTAAATACCGGCTCAAAGAAATCTCGAATATAATTTCCAACCATCGTAAACCTAGCCATCAGGCCTTCGCCGCTACCGGAAAGCGCATCGGATAATTTCTGAAAAGCCGGCAGCGCATATTGAGTTACAAATCCAAGCAACTTTTCAACAATAGGCAAAAGCGCAAAGCCGATGGCTTCTGTAGTTTCGCCAAAGGCGACTTTGAGCTGATTGATTCGACCCTGGAAAGTCTGCGCGTTACGTTCGGCCGCGCCGCCGTATAAATCTGTCAACTTTTCGACTGAACCGGTAAAGCCTAAGGTCTTGGCTTCGGTTCCGCTCAGGCCGACTTGTAAACGGCCCAGGGCGGTTGTGTTGCCTTCGTAGGCCTTGCCTAACGCATCGCTGACAGCCTTGAGCGGCTTGCCCGTTGCCGTACTTATGTCCAGCGCCAGGTTCAGTAGCTTCTGAGACTTTTCGACATCTCCCGTCGCGACCGACAGTCTCTGTAGCGCAGGACGAAGCTCATCGTCGGCGACGCCGGTAGCCAGGGCCGTCTTCTCGATTTGCTTTTCAACTGCCGCGATTTGGGCCGTAGTTGCCCCTGTGGCGGTCTTTAGGGCGTCGGATAGTCGTAACTGTGCCTGCTCATCGGCAATCGCCGCTTTGACCCCATCTACGGCTAATTTGCCGGCATACGCAACGGCGGCTGCAGCAGCTACGGCAAAGGCTGCGGCGGCCTTCTTTCCAAATTCCGATACCTTGCCCGCAAATCCATCTAATTCGTCTTGGGCGCCTTTGGTCCCTTTTTTCAGACCATCTAGGTCGGCGTCAAAAGTTATCTTGACCTTTGGGATTGCCATTACGCACCGCCTTCTAACTTGAGACGCTTAACAATACCCTTCAGCATCACTGTATATTCGTCCGCCACTTCCTGGACATTTGCGTCAACTGCAGGACGAATCCAATAGCCCTGCTTGTTGTAAGTCTTTACAAATCGGAGACCCATTCTTCGACCGGCTCTATCTTCGGCTTTCGGAGCAGAACCGTGCTCGCTACCCCATAACAAAGCGCCAGCCGGAGCAGCTATTCGGTTTCGTACTTTGCCGCGAGCGTCGGCTGTGCCGCCATAAGGTCTGCCGACTTTCTTCGGACCGCCGACATCGACTCGAATCATTCTGTCGCGTGGCGTTGTAATCGAACGAGCTACCAAAATCGCCTGTGGCGGCGCTGCACTAAAGGCTGCTGAGACAGTCAGAGCCTGCGCAAGCCGTCTTGATAACGGCTGCGACAGGTCTCTAACTTCTTTCGATGTCTCTTTGTCTAAAGCGCGCAAAGTCTGGATGACACCGTTAAGCGCTATCGGGTCAACGTCGATGCTGAGAATGCCCTTCTTACTGTCGGCCATTCTGCTTCTCCAATACGTCGAGCGCGGTCAGGATGTCTTCTGCGGAAGTCCATTCGCTCATCGGGATACCGGTGGCGATGGCCAACTCAACTATGAGCCGACTTAAGCTTCCGCTGGCGTGGCTTTTGGGCTTTCATCTCCTACAACAATCTCAGAAATTGTTTCGCACCAGGCTTCGTACGGTTTGACCGGCTTGCCCGCTGCTTCACGCTTCATCGCGTTGTAGGCCAGGAACATCAAATCATCGATGCCGATTTTTTCTTGGGCTTGGCTGATTCGAAATCCCGTCTTGCGTTCCCATTTCTGCCACTCAGGCGGCGCCGCGACATACGTCGCAACATCGCCTGAGTTGTATTCAATTTGTATTGCTAGCTTCATTTTCTCCCGTCCTTTCGGTTATGTGAATGATTCAGCAGGTGTACCTATCACAGTGAAGTTAAAGCTAACGGTCTGCGCATCCGGCGCAGTTCCGCCAACTGATGGCCATTCTGGAAGCACCTGGAAAGTGAACTGAGCTCCGGTTACTGCCGTCAGGACCGTACTGATTCCTGTGTTAGGTGATGCTTCTGCGACTCCCCATAGGGTTTCGCAAAGTGATGGACTTGCGCCCCAGTCGGCCAACATTTCAACAGCGAAAGACCACTGGTCATTAATCGCCTTATATGCAGGGCCGTCTAAAGTTTGATAAGTCTCAATTGTGTGTTCGTTTGATAACACAGCTGAAGTTGTTTGAGCATCGAAGCTGTTTCCGCCTATCGTGAAACTAACATCGCGGCCCGTGATGATATTGGTCGGCATTATTTTCTCCTAATTGGTCTGCGTGTAGTAGGTGGATACAGGAATGTCCGCTGTTAGCAGATTCGATGACCCAACACTTGTGATGGACGGCGCCGAGACGTCGCCCACTTTATACCCTGACGGGATGGCCGCCAGAATGCTGATGATTAGCTTCTCCAGGTTATCCATCGCAGCGCTATTGCTCATATACGCGACGGCTGCAGTAATGCGTAGATTCACTTCAACCTTAATAGTCGATTGGCCGATTAGGTTCGGCGATAAGTAAGGGTCATTCGGAACCAACGCACAGAAAGGCGGAATGACCGCTTCTGGGACGGAATCGTAAACGTTGGCAGCGACTCCACTGAGAGCCGACTGCAAAGAGTCGCGCACGCTGGTTTGAATCGATGAAGGCATTATTGGCACATCGTCTCGACGTCGGCGTACGGCGCAAGCAAAGCGCTGACGCGTTGGATTAGTTGGCGAGACATTCGCCAGGGTTGTACCTGGAAGTCCAGACCGTCCACGCTGTTACCAGCGGCGGTCTTGGCTTGGAAGATTTCGCTTGAAGTCATAATGACGGCATTTTCGATGGCGTCGGTGTTGGCATAAAGGTCCGTAGCGCTTTTGCCGACTAGGGTCGCGGTTCCATTAGGAATCACAGCTCGAAGCGTGATGTCGGCTGCCGTCTTCGCTACCGTGAAAACGTAGGGCGAAGAAGTGTAAGTCGATGTGACCGCGTAAGTCCCATCTATCCCCGCCCCGACGTTATTTACCACAATCGACTGACCCACAACGAATCGATGTGGCCGTACGGTGTAAATATAAAGGCTGTTATTTTCTAGCTCGTATTGCGCAACTGCCGCTTGGTGCGCGACCAACATCGGCAAAATGACTGCTTCCGCCGTGTTAATGATGTCGTCCAGATAACTGTCTGGATATAAAGACGCGCTTACGCCTAACACGTTACGAAGTTCTTGTGTTGTCACAATGCTAGGCATAAGCGGTCCTTTCGACGTCGGCTCGGATAGTCACGGGAGACGGACTATCCGATGATTGTTATGTGAAGTTAAAGCGGTTGCATCCGGCGCCAGTCTTCACAGCTAGCGCTCCGAATCCGTAGTAAAGCACGCTTACCTGACCATTTGAGATTACGTTACTTCTCAAATTTGCGCGTGGGCTTTCGTACCAGGTATATGCATCAGGATTGATGACGAACATTGAATTGTCACCGGTTCCGTTCTTATACGCATCCACATAAAGATTTAGGCCAGCGACGTTACCGACTAATGATGTCGGTGTGACGTTGCCGCCTGCGTTCTGTGGCGCAACAGCGTTATAGATTGGGCGACCGTTGTCGCTGTAGCCCATAATGTTCGCCCACTGGTCTGGTGAGACGACGATATTGCGTGCGAAGCCTTTGGTCGCTGTGTAAACAGCAGCCGCTGCGCTTGCGACGTAGGCAAGGATTCCATCCTTGTCATTTGCGCGAGCGGTCGCATTTAAAGCGCCATTCGCGACAAGTACGTCGTTCGCATATTCGGTAGTCGCCTTTGAATATGCTTGCTCCATAGTTGCGAGAAGCTCATTCAAGAAGACGGGCGATGACCTGTCAAGAAGCTCTACGCTGAAGGTCTGGCTTCCGCTGAATTTCTTAACTGAGACGCTGATGAATTCGCTGTTAACGTTGACATCAGCTACTGCGCCACCTTCTGCTTCTTCGGTCACGCTTGGGAGTTGGGTTATCTTCGGGATTTCGAAGGTAAGGCCCGCGTCAGGCAGTGTGCCACGGCTAAGCGCATCTATGCAGCCGCGAACATTTGTGCCTAGTGGATTCCAGACTTCGGTAAGTTGTCGAGTCGGGAACATTGCTGGATTGTTGGTCGCGTCGTCTGCAGCCTTTACATAAAGCTTTGCATCTTCGTCGCCCATTGCTGCGCGGATTGAGTTCTCTAGGTACTTGACCTTCGTGAGCTCGATTCGCGGAGCGCTGTAGAACTTCGGCTGCGATGCAGCCGCGTTCAGAGACTGAGCAGCTTCCACCGTATCAGCGGCGGGTGCTGTTTCCTCTGTGACGGTGTTTTCCACGTCATCTCCTTTTTCTTCGTTGCTTCCAGATTCGGTCGAATCGGAAATCTCTTCTTTTGCTTCTTCGGTTTCGCTTGCGGCTACATCGCTGACCCGTGCGCTGTCGATTGCCGGTTCACTGACAAGGCTGACTTCTTCCAGAGAGCCTGCGGACACAACCATCACGCCGTCAACGTTGGCCCAATTGTCAACCGCGATGCCAACTGAAAAGCCGTCGCGTAATTGTGTAGCGGCTTCTTCTAACGCATCGGAACCGGCGCTGGTGTTGGCGATTTTGAAGCGTGCGTCGATGCCTTCAGGTGTTTCCGTCATTTCAACGACACGACCAATCGGTCTGGTTCTATCGTGTTCCAAAAGTAACTTTACATTCTTCGGCGATATTGAACCGGCCTTGAACATTGTGCGACCGACGCTGGTATTGCCTTCTTCGTTCCAGGTGACGATGCGCCCTGAAATTATCCTGCGTTCCGTATCGGCAGCAGCTAGGTGAATCGGGATTGTTAGCTTCATCGAATCAGGTCCTCTTCTTCGCGTATCTCTTCGACCGTCATCGCACCGATGCGGTTGAGAATCTCATACACTTCGGCGCGCTCTTTGGCGCTGCCGCGCAAGTAATCATCTAAGTCATAGCGAACCTGCTGACCAGCTGGCGTGAAGTCTGGCATTGATAGACGCGTCTCTATTGCGCGCGCAAAGTTACGCAGCGAGAAGTCGAATAAAGATTGGCGTGCCAAGTTCGCGTTTGAATACGTCATCGAAGAACCACTATTCGCATCTGCAAAGTAAGCCGGTAGTCCAATCGCGCGGCAGAGCTCTGTTGCGACTTGTTCGCGGGCTTCGTTCAGTTGTAACGACTTCGGGTCATAACCAACTGACTGTAATTCGATGTCAGCATTGAGAAAAGCCGTCGAGCGTTGCGCTCTGCTCGTTTTCCAACTATCCAACAGCGCACGAATACGGTCTGCTGGTAAGGCCGTGCCGGAAGACTTAAGGACCATCGTCGGGTAAGGCTCTTGGGCGTAAATAGTCGCTGCCTTTTCGAGCGCGAAGGCCGCTTTTATAGTTCGACCGGCACGATTCAAAATCCCTTCGTCGATTCCGTTGAACACGGCAAGCGACCCGATACCTTGATTTGGTACGACTTGACCATCTACACGATAACCTGTGATTTCAGTAGCCATCGCGTTCGTGATGATTTGTACGCGGTCAGGTGCGATGCGTTGACAATCGCGAATCCTAAAAGTGTCTGCGTAATATTCTGTAATCTGTAAATAAGCGACGCCATAGAAAAGTAAATCCTCAACAATGAAGGAATAGACGCTGTAACCGGTGACGCGCTTGTCCGGTTGATTAATAACGCGCGGCGGATAAATCTCTTCGCCGTTATCGTCGATTATGTGAAGCGGAATCGAAGCAATCGAAGCGGCGATGATATTTCTGGCCCTGGCGATTGTTGGGACCGCCATAGCTTCGTCGCGTGTTGCCGTTGCCGGCGTGAGTAAATAGCTGCTGAGAGTGTTCATCGTGTTTAGCGGCGCAAGCGCAGCAGCTACATCGACAGAAGACTCAGGGCGCGCCTGGTTTACGTTGGGCGCGGTTATGAACCAATCGCGAATTGCCATAGGCGTATTTTCGACCCACTAATAAACCTAACCGACCAAGATGTCAATCTCCGTCGTTGGGCGTGTCGCGAAGTGAGTAACTAAAGCAGCAGCGACGCAGGCGGTTACAGTCGAAGCGCTTGCTCTTCTGCCGATGACCCATCCCGTATCGCCCATTGGTAAACGAGCTGCGGAAAGTATTTGTGTCGTCAGCTCAGGCTGATTTGCGTGGCGAAGTCTGCGACTCGTTATCGCTCCAAGCAGCTCATCGCACGCCTGCGCATATCGAGCTCCGTCGATGTCGGTAATGTGTATGCCCGCCGGTTGTAAACGCACGGCGGAAGCGGCAGCCGTCCTACGACTAAACGCGACAGTCTCCGTCGGATATTTTCTGGCGTAGGTGGCGACGTCATTCGCGACGGCTTTATCGTCTAACGCAATCGGATTCGTCCAAGTATGCAGAAGTCGAACGATAAATCTATCATCATTTAATTTCTGCGCACCGACCAAAGCAGCAGAGCGCCTATCCGGCGAGAAATCAAGACCCAACCAAGTCGGCAGGCTGGCATCGAGTTGTAAGTCGTCTTCGCCGCAATCGTTCCAGGCGTCTTGTGGAATCGCGCTGGAAATAGTCGCGACCCATCTGCATAAGACTTCGGTCCGCACAACATCGGGCGGGTCATTCAACACGGCGCGGATATTGTCTTCGTGAATCGTGTAACCCAGGGCAGGGTTGGCGGCCTTCCAATTTTCAGGGTCCGCGATGTCATCCGTGTGACCGCTCCACTCGAAATATCCGATGTCGTCTTTAGCTCCACTTGCTGCAGCCAAGCCCCGCTCCCTGAGCTGGTTCAAGACGATGCTGTGTTGGTCGCCGGCGTTCGAGAGAGCAATCACCATCGGATTTTTCGCGGCCATCATCGTGTACCGAAGCGAAGCGAACGATTCCAGGTCTTTCATTTCGCGAAGTTCGTCCAGGTAAATAGTTTCGGGCCTAGATATACCGCGAGCGGCCGCTCCGCCCGCTTTGACCATGTAGCGGTTCCCATTCAGCAGCTCGATTTCTTCGGAACCGTGCGCCCAACGAATACGACGCACCTGCGCGCGCAGCGTTGCGTTCGATTCGATGATGGAGACCATGTGCCTGAAGGTTTCCAGCGAAGTTGTAAGTCGATGCGCCGTGCCAATCTGTAACGGTTCATTCCAGATGAAAAGACCCGCCAGCGCTCTGATGATTTGAAAAGTCGTCTTGCCGGATTGTCTGGCTACAACCACGCACAGCTGCGGGTTGGCCCATCTACCGTCGGCTTTGACCTTGTGGCTTTCTAAAGCTAGCCATTTCTGCCAGGGCATTAGCTTGATGCCTATCTGCTCGGCAAAATCAATCATCTCCTGACCTTTTGACGGCAAATCCTTTGGCTTTGACGCAATTCTGGGCGTCGTAGAGCCTAATAACGGTCCTAAGTCCGGTCGTAATCCCGATTCAGGCCGATTCGAGCCGGATATGACCGTCAGCGTCCTTTTCTTTGCCGATTTAGGCTTGGTCATGACTTTTCGATTCGTTTTGCGGTGAAAGAATACCGTAG